CCAAAAGCTATTCCATACTATGCACAAAAACTTGTAAGAGGTGCTGCTAACATTCCTGAATTTATTTTAAGTACACCCAAAGCTGGAGCTGCTTTTATAAAAGATTTAAAGACAAACGCAGGAATTACTAAAGGTGGAGTTGAAGAGATATTAGAAATTTTAGATCCATCAATTACAAGAGATATATTAAATGGTGAGTTTGGAAATTTAGTAGGTTTATCTGATCAAGCGATACAGGCATCAGAAGAAAAAAGATCGGGTCCACAAAAAACAACTGGAGGAATATTAGAATTAGCAGGCGAGCTACCTGGACCAGCAACACCCTTCTTTTTACTTGGGTATGCACCAAAACTTTTAAAAAAGCTTAGAGATATAGGTGTAACAGGAGCAGCCGTAGATAGAGTTAACAAAGAAATAGAAAATAAAGTTGCTCAACAAGGTGTTGATCAAACGAGAAGAGATTTAATTTTATCTATCGGTGCTGGTGCTGGAGTTGGTTTTCTTAAATATTTAGGATTAGATTTTTTAAGCAAAGCACCTAAAGCAATTGCAAAACAAGTTCCGGAAATGGTAACAACAGGTGGCACACCAAAATACTTCTTTGACTTTGTAAATTTAATTAAGAGCAAAGGAGACGATGTATCGGAAACAGCTTCAACTGTTGAGAGACAAAAAGTTTACGACTACAAAGGATATACACTGACTGAAGATGTAAGTTCCGGTGAAATAAAAATTTATAAAGATACCGAAGGCGGAGGAACTTATAGTACACCTGACGGAGACTTGGATACATACGATGGCATTATATATAAAGAAGAAATATCTTACACACCGAAAGAAACAGTATTAAATGATAAAGGTAAAGCTGTAGAGGTTCCCGACATATATGAAGAGAGCACATTAAAACCCGATATGGACGGCGACTTGTCAGATATTGACGGTGGATTAGAATCCATTGATGAAATACTTGATATCTTATCCCAAGGCGGTAAAAAATACAGTTTAGATGAATTAGGAGAAATGGGAATTAATCCAGCAGGAATTGGTCAAAGCAACTTAAAAAAAATTTTAAAAGACCCAACAGAAATTAATAATCTTAAAGGGGACGATATGTTTAAAGACACCCTAAACAAAATAAAATACAGATCAGAAAAAGCAGAGGGTGGTATTATATCGGGTGTAAAATCAGGACCCCCACCAAAATCTGGTAAGACACCACATGGGTTGCCTTATGTTGCAAAAAATGTTAGACCAATCAAGGAGCGTAATTAATGGCAGATATTGACAAGACTCTTTCGGAGTTAGGAACCTCTGTAAAAATAGATGGACCTGATCAAGAAGTAGAAATACAGAAACAAGAAGAAGCTAACAAACCACCTGTTGAAATAAACCCAACAGAAGATGGTGGTGTAGAATTAAACTTTGATCCAAGCAAAGTAAATATTGAAGGACAACCTAATCACTTTGATAACTTAGCAGAATTATTACCAGACGATATTTTAGAACCTATTGGTTTAGAATTATTTTCTAACTATACAGATTACAAATCTTCAAGAAAAGATTGGGAAAGATCTTATACAGAAGGTTTAGATCTTTTAGGATTTAAATACGAAAACAGAACAGAGCCTTTTCAAGGCGCTTCGGGTGCCACGCACCCTGTACTAGCAGAAGCCGTAACACAGTTTCAAGCTGGTGCTTACAAAGAATTATTACCCGCAGAAGGACCGATTAGAACACAAATTGTTGGTAACAGCGATCCACAAAAAGAGGCACAAGCACAAAGAGTAAGAGAGTACATGAACTACGAACTTATGGAAAAGATGCCAGAGTATGAACCAGAGTTTGACCAAATGTTATTTCACTTACCTCTTGCAGGATCCGCATTTAAAAAAGTTTATTATGATGACATCATGCAAAGAGCAGTATCTAAATTTGTACCTGCCGATGATTTAGTTGTACCTTATTCTGCTACATCTCTTGATGATGCAGAAGCAATTATGCACGTTATAAAAATGTCAGAAAATGATTTAAGAAAACAACAAGTAGGTGGTTTTTATTCTGATATCGAATTAGGTTCACCTGCTGTTTTTAAAAACGAAGTTGAGTCAAAAGAAAGAGAACTAGAAGGCACTAAAAAATCAGGTAGACCCGATCAAGTCTATACTTTGTTTGAGTGTCACGTTAATTTAGATTTAGAAGGTTTTGAAGATAAGGATGCGAACGGAGAACCTACAGGAATTAAGCTCCCTTATATTGTTACTGTAGACGAAGGTTCGCGAAAAGTTCTTTCTATTAGAAGGAACTTTAATCCTGATGATCCAAAAAAAGCTAGAGTCACTTACTTTGTCCACTTTAAATTTCTGCCAGGACTAGGATTCTACGGATTTGGATTGATCCATATGATTGGCGGATTGAGTCGAACGGCAACGGTCGCTCTCCGTCAATTGTTGGACGCAGGTACGCTATCAAACTTGCCAGCAGGATTTAAACAAAGAGGTGTAAGAGTTAGAGACGAAGCATCACCAATACAACCAGGTGAATTTAAAGATGTAGATGCACCGGGTGGTAATATTAGAGATTCATTTATGATGCTGCCTTACAAAGAACCATCACCAACGTTATTACAGTTGATGGGTATTGTAGTTCAAGCAGGACAAAGATTTGCGGCTATTGCAGATATGCAAGTAGGCGATGGTAATCAAGCTGCTGCAGTTGGAACTACAGTTGCACTTCTTGAAAGAGGTTCACGTGTTATGTCCGCTATTCACAAAAGATTATACACATCTATGAGATCTGAGTTTAGATTACTTGCAACTTTATTCAAAACATATTTACCACCAGTTTATCCTTTTGATGTTGTGGGTGGAAGAAGAGAAGTTAAACAACAAGACTTTGATGATAGAGTAGATATCTTACCAGTAGCAGATCCTAACATTTTTTCTATGTCACAAAGAATTACGATTGCACAAACAGAATTACAATTAGCTACATCTAATCCTAAGATCCATAATTTATATAATGCATACAGAAAAATGTATGAGGCACTTGGTATAAAAGATATAGATAAAATTTTACCACCTCCAGCACCTATTGCACCTAAAGATCCGGCGTTAGAACACATTGATGCATTAGGAATGAAACCATTTCAAGCGTTTAGAGGCCAAGATCACACAGCACACATGACAGCTCACTTAAATTTTATGGCAACAAACATGGTTAGAAACAATCCACCTGTTATGGCTGCGATTGAAAAGAATTGTTTAGAGCATATTAGCCTAATGGCTCAAGAACAAATAGAATTAGAGTTTGCAGACACTATTCAACAGCTTCAACAGATGCAACAAATGGCACAACAGAACCCGCAGATACAAGCACAGCTTCAAAAAATAACCATGGACATGGAAGCAAGAAAAGCAGTCTTAATTTCTGAACTGATGGGTGATTTTATGGAAGAAGAAAAGAAAATTACATCACAATTTGACTCTGATCCTCTTTTAAAATTAAAATCAAGAGAGGTTGACCTTCGTGCAATGGAAAATGAACGTAAAAAAGACGAAGGAGAACAAAAAATGGACCTTGATAGAGCAAAATTACTTCAAGCAAGACAATTAAACGAAGATAAACTAGATCAAAACGAAAAATTAGCTAAATTAAGAGCAGGAGTAAGTCTTGCAAAGGCTGGAAATCAAGGTATAACTGCAATTAAGGTAGAAGATTAATAAAAGGAACAAAAATATGATGAATTATAAAAAATCAAAAGAGGTTAAGATTCCAGAACAGAATGTTGAGATAGATCCTAGATCTAAAACAACAGCTGATGGCGCTTTTAACTATATTCCTACTGGAGACAAGGAAAAAGTTAGAGGAACTAAGAGAATGTTAACTGAAAAGAAAAAAATAGCTACTTGGTACTAATATGGCTTGGTTTAGTCTAGCAAAAATTGCTTTACAAGCGGGAAGTAAAATTTATTCTAACCGCCAGAAGACTAAAATGGCTATGTCTGATGCACAACTCATGCATGCCGAGAAAATGGCTCGAGGTGAGGAAACTTACCAAGGTAAATTGCTAGAAGCGAGACAAAACGATTATAAGGACGAATTTGTGCTCGTTATAAT